CACCGAACATGCTCTTGTATTTAGAGTGCTTATCTGTTTTTACATAAAGGGTGGGCTTAAAGTCGTGTCGAGAAGTAAAACGTTTACCATCTCGAACACCTCGAACTAGTATCTTGTTGCCATAGTGCTTGGCAAACGTATAAAAATTCATAATAACTCCAACACAAATAAGTCATAATTATAGTATCGTTGGAGGATAATGTCAAGTATTAGATGACCACTTTCTTTCTATTGAGTAAGTGGGCTTCTTCTATATCCTCTTTGGATTGACCAAAATAAGCAACACCCAAGTGTTCTCGAATCATTATATCTTTTACGCTTTGGTCTCTATCTTCCTTGGCATCGTACACGATAAACTCTCCAAGGATACGACCAAATTTCCCTGTGGCGTCTTTGTGAGTCCGTAAAGTTGATTCTTTCCCAAGGGCCGTTTTAAGAAATGCCTTCGCCATAAGTCCGTATTGCTTTTCAACCTTATCTCTTGTCCGGCTTTCAGGAGTGTCAATTCCATATAATCGCACTCGTTGGTTACGATACCATATTCCGAAACCGAGATCAATGTCGACATCCACGGTGTCACCATCTACTACCCTTACGATTTTACATTTATACTCGTACATATCAACCTTTTAAAGTTTGCTTAGTAACAATATTATTGTCCGGAACAAGAAGTCCTGAACCAAATCGTCTATTGTATTCATTTAGCAAAGATGTCTCAGGTTGATAAATTGAAACGATGTGTGCTGGCATAATAGGTACTTTATGCTCTTTAGCAAAAGGAGCATAGGGAGCAAGGCCAATGCCAAACTCATTGGGATTATCCTGTTTAGGAACCATCATTATTAAACAAGGTTTATTGGCTAGAACAAATTCCCTGCCTTCAACTTGTATCTCTTCGATATCTCCAATGATGTCCTCACCAGATGATAATTTTATAATTTGGACATTGGCCATGCTTTATTCCTTATTTAACTTTGATTGTTGTTGCTTTCTTTTCTTCTGGAACTTCTCTAATCAGAGTGATTAAAAGCATTCCATCTACAAACTCTGCATCTTCTACTTTAACATGTTCTGCTAATGCAAATGTTCTTGTGAAGTTACGAGCTCCAATACCCTTGTGATAAAATTCTCTTTTATCTTCGCCTCGGTCTTGTACACCTTGAACAACGAGTTTATTACCTTCGGGTACTAGGTTGATGTTAAATTCATCTTTTGTGAAACCTGCTGCTGCAATTTCAATAATGAATTTTTCATCTTCAACCTTTACAATATTGTAGGGTGGATAATTGTTTGCAATCTCTGAAACATTCACAAGATTGTCTAACATTCTATCAAAACCTACAGTGAAAGGTTTTACATCATTTAAAAAATCAGCCATGTTGGCTGTAGTATATCTTCTTACCATTTTAGTTTCCTCCTATATTTAGCAAGGTTAGTTATACGAGACCCTTTCGGCGTCTCAATTTTATTTATAAAAGTTTAAGGGTTTTGATTAAATTCACCTTCCCTAAACCACAAATTAACAGCCCACTTTTCTCCTAGTCCTACAGGCTCTCCGCCATGTAAAGCAAATGGGTGTTCAATGTTTGTTCCGGGATAACATGTATGAAAAATTATTAAGCGACCCTGAACTGCATCTACTCTTCTAGACAGTTTAGGAAAAATTGTTCCTCCCCCAGAAGTAGGAGTATTCAAATACATTAATGCAGTTAGAACTCTTTGTCCTCCCGACTTAATAAGTTCTGGATTTTTTACAAGATCAAAAGTATCATGATGTGGTTTGTATTCTTGTGTTTTATCATATCGAATAACTTGAGGCGGCTCACTCTGAGCAGGATGTATTCCTACTTTGGATGCTACCTTTTCCATAAACGTTTTGACAAAGGAATCAGTATGAGATAGCCAATGTTGATAGCTAGTCCTTGCATCTGTTATTGGATTGTCTTTGTCAAAAACTTTTGAACGTTCTAAATGATCTCGACTCATTTCTATTATAGTTTCGCATTCGTAACTCGTTAGAAAATTGTCCTCATAATATATAAGCGGCGTCAAATTTAGGATCATATTATGTTATCGTTTTTTACCTATGTTGTACTTTGGAATTAAATCCCATTGATCTTTTTCTTTAAAAGCAATTATTTTAATCTGACTTAGAGGGGCTAAATTTTCTTCCTCTAATTCAATTAAAAGTTTTACAAGTCCCCAATCTTGTAGAAGTTTACCTATTGTGTTCCTTCTTTGCAAATCGTTCTCTGTAAAATCTGCCGCTTTGCCGTCTAAAGCAAACAGTTCTTTAAAATGCGTAATAAAGTATCTTCCCTTCTTGTGTAAAATATGACAAGACTGAAAAAGAACATTATCCTTTTTAGAAGCAATGCCTATTCTAGACAATGTTTCCCTGACTTTTAAGAAGTCATCAGGACTGTTGAGTTCTATCTCTAAAGGAAAATAACCTGGAAAATTAATATCAAAGAAATCTTCTTTGTTGTTCATCTCATTTACCTTATAACTAATCCATAATTACTCTATGGAATTCTTAGTTATTTATAATTTTCCACCTTTAGATGATTTTAGGTATTCCTTGATCTCCTCAATGTTCTCTGGAGTTAAAATTCTTAAGGCTTCTTTTGCCTTATTGAAACTGTAACCAAAATACTTTTGTACTGCTTCAAGATTTTCTTCTTCACTTTTCAACCATTTGTTGTAGCGTTTCTTTTTGCGAACAACAGCACAAAGAAAATCATACTGCATCTTTTTATCTAAATGAGATCTAGAATTCATTTCATTGCCAGCAATAACTGTATCAGCACCATACCCCATAGCACGATTAACTATAAAAGGATTGTATTGATTCTCTGTCCAATCATCTACAATCAAATTTTCTTTGGTGTAGTTTATGCTATTGGCAAAATCAAAAGGGGAGATCTTCGCAAGTTTTTCTACGAAATCTTCTTCATTGATTTCACTTACTGCTGGACCAAAGCCTTCTAAAATACTTTCCATCAACGACCTCTGATCTGATAGGAAGATGCTAAAAGTTCTGCATTCTTCATCATAAAGTCTGCCTCATAATAAGAACCAAACCCTACTAATAATAATAAAACAATAAATGCAAATACTAATACTGCTCTTTTCATTCTGTTCATTCTGATAAAGTCTTGTTTACTACTTTGGCAAGTCTACCACGTTTCATGAACTTGTGAAAAGCCTTTAGTTTCTTTTTTAATTGTTTTTTTATTTTCGTTTTTTTCATTTAAACTCCACGTTTGCCATAATTTCAGTTAAGCAGGCAGTAAGATTAATTTCTTGATCTGCTACAAACGCTGCTTTATACTGATAGTCTGCAATAAGTAAAACAAGCTGAGGTATAGATTTAATCTCAGGCAGTAGAGTATCATAGATGTATCTAAAGATGCCTTGTGGATCTGTATCAACATTGTTGGCAACCCATTGTCGCATCTTACGCCAATCCTTTTCTTTCAAGGAAGCAATCAACTCCTTTGTGTTGATTTCTGCAAAGTTGCTGAGAATGCCTTCATCAATAACACCTGCCGCAGAATACCTTTGTAGTTCATTAATAACACGTCGATAGTCTGGGAAGTATTTAATCAATAAATCTGCCAATACTTTTTCATGATACTTAATGCCTTCAGAATTAAGAATGTCCTGCATTCTTTTCATAAAGGCACTTGCTAACTTAGGCTTATTACCGTTACCTGTTTTAAATTCAATAACCGTAGTCCTGGAATGTAGTGGACTAATGATACGATTTTTATAGTTACATGTAAAAATAAACCTACAGTTTTCAGAGAATGTTTCTATAAACGCACGTAGAGCAGGCTGAACACTATCCTTGTTTAGATAGTCTGCCTCATCTATGATTACAACTTTTGTTTTTCCTTCAAAACTAATTGAACTAGCAAAGTCCTTAATTTTAGTTCTTAAGGTATCAATTTGCCTGCCTTCATCTGAACCGTTAATAATGATGTAATCACATCCTAACTGTTCACACAAGGCTCTTGCTACTGTAGTCTTACCTGTACCTGCGGTGCCACACAAAAGCAAATTAGGAACTTCTCCTTTATTGAGAAACTCCTTAAATGTTTTTTTAGTGTCCTCAGGTAGAATACAGTCATCAATATTCTGTGGGCGATACTTTTCTACCCATAGAAACTGCTCTGCTCTACTTTCCATCACTTACTCCATAATATAATAAAAAAACTTACTTACCAATTCGCTCTTTAATGTCAGCGGTATCATTTAGTGTAAGTTCAATGTGCCGTCCACCTTTCAAATAAGTTAGCACAGTTTGAGGATCAGATACTTCATATGGATCCTCAGGGTGGTTTGCAGATTTACCTGGCTCTTCAAACAGCTTTTCTACTTCGCCGTTATTAACAACCATTGCATATCTCCAAGACCTAATACCAAAGCCTAAATTGTCTTTGGCGACAAGCATATTCATAGAATGTGTAAACTTAGCAGAACCATCTGGGATAAGTTTAACATTTTTAATTCCCAAGTCCTTTGCCCACGCATTCATTACAAAAGTGTCGTTGACACTTAGGCAATATACTTCGTCAATGCCATGCGCTTTAAACTCATCATAGAGTTCGTCATAGCCAGGTAATTGATAGTTAGAACATGTAGGAGTAAATGCACCTGGCAGTGCAAACAATACTACACGCTTACCTTCAAATACTTCTTTAGATGTTAGTTCAGCCCATTCGCTATCTACACGAACAGGCCAACTAAGATCAGATACTAAATTAAGCATCTTTTATTCTCCATCACTGAAAGGATCAAAAGTTTCATTAAGAATTTTTTTAATCATAGTCAAAGCTTGATTAGGTCTAGTGAAGATAAATTCTGCACCATCATCTGAATTAGAAACTTCAAGTACCCAACCATTGGATACTTCCCTTAGGTTAAAATTTAATTTTCCTTCTTCCATATTATTCTCCAATTTCTGAAGAGCGTTCAAGTGCCAACCAATACTTAAGATCAGATTTGCTGTTCTGTAAGAACATAAACTTCTTCTTAGAGATTGTAACCTTGTATGATCCAGGAACTACTTTTAAATTTTCAATCTGCAGTCTTGCATCAAACTCTACAGTAGCATCACCAATAACTTGCTTAAAGCTGTTACTCTTAGGCGTGCTAGGATCACCTACAGTAAGTGTTACCTTACCACCACTTGCCACGATACTTAGCATAGGTGCACCTGTAATCGCGGCTGCTTTCATAATCATACCCAAGTTTTCTGAGGACAAGTCGAATGAGTAGAAATCATCTACATCAATAGTCTTGTCGGGAGCAGAAACAATAATGTTAGGGTCTGCATAAAAGTATTCAAACTCACTACTACCTTTAATCACTTTAAGAGATTCATCACCAAACTCTACGTCGGTGTCCTCCATAAGTGTAAGTAAAGCAAGTAAGCTATTAAGATCATAGATAGCGAACTCTTTATCAAAAGTTTCATCTACGACTGCTCGTGCGAAAATGTTCTTTCCTGTACTAATTGTAGAAAGAACATTTCCTTGTCGAACGAGAATGTTGGAATTTACCGTTGCGAAATTCTTAAGAACTTCGAGGGTAGTTTTACTGATTTTCATAATATAGTTTACTCCATTATTAAGTCCGTATATTATACGAACAAATTCAAATTAAGTCAAGTGTTTGGTGTACCGTTTTATAGATTAGATACTGCTGCTAGCATATCTGAATGTGTAACAGGCTGACCATTAACAGTAACTTCAATAGTAATACCGTCTGCTTCAGCTCTTTCTCGCATATCAGTCATTACAGCCTGTCCATCATTTTGCAATAAAACTCTTAAATGATTTTGCCAAGATTCCAAGTCTGGCGCTGTATGAGTGGCAATAAGCTGTAATCCTGTCTCACCAAACTGATAAGATAACTCAATATTGTTATCCACAATGGATGCCATTCTCGCATTATCCCAATCCATTTGTTCTACAGAAGGAGACGTAAAGTCTATGTCTGTATTGGGACGGGTATATGTGTATACAACGACGTGTGCCATTTTTTATTCTCCTAGTTTAGGGTTAAGTGCCTACTTATTTATAATTCCTATCATGTTCATTTAATGCTAAAAGGGCATAATGTAGGATTTTAAATAAATCCTTTCTATTAAATCCATCCTTTTTGCCATATCGTTGTGCATACTTTAGAACATTTCCTAAAAAGAATCCCATACCGTGTCCGCAGTCCATAATGAACTCAGAGGATTGGAATTGAGATTTGCTATAATGTTGATTGTATGTAACATCCACATACTCTTTTAACTCTTGAATGAGTTGATCTTCGTTAAATTTATAATTGGGCTTTGGCATCTGTTAATCTCAAATAAGTAAATAAGATATATCTATCTTTTGTATCCTCTGGAATGCACAGCTTATGTAAAAATGTGCATGGGAAAATAGATATATCACCTCGAACGTGCGGTAAGTCTGCACCTGCTATTGGGAGCTTAATAAATCCGTCGGTACTATTTAGTGTACACAATAGCATCCAACGTCTTTTATGTGTACCATAGTTATCAAAGAAGGATTGTACTTCTACACCTTTAGGTATTTTACAAAGGTAAGGTGCTTCCCATTCTAAACTTTCATGTTCTAAATCATCATGAAGCGGTGCCTCTTCCATTAATCCTTTGTATGAACCTAGTACAGAATTAAAATTATTATACATACCTGCCATAGGTTTTAATGCCCCTACGTCAGTATGTATTTTTATTCCTCCGGCATCTACTGCCGTTTTTAGACCTTTTTTGGATATAGATACGAGCTCCCGACAAACATCTGCCGGGAGTGCTTTTCCGAACCTACGAATAAAGTTAGAAAGTTTCATCGAACTCGTCTTGCTCCTGTGCTTCTATAGGCTGAGGATTAGTTGGATCAACCTTTGTATACAAATCTACAAACGCTGCCTTTGTATCCTCATCAAACCTATTTACACAAAGTTGAACAGCCTTTAGCTTGTCTTTAAACATGGCGTATGCGTTTACAATGTGCTCAAGTCGACGGGTACTAACTAGCTCGTCTATGGCACCCTCGAAGTAAGTCTTACGAATTACCTCGGACCATGTTACAAGGTGTGTAGCAAATTCTTCATCTATACACTCTGCCTTAGCCATCTTGTTGAGAACAATCTTTTTCTCAACGGCTGCTGTAGGATACTCCTGCTCCACGGTGATAGCAAACCTCTCCAGGAACGCCTCGTCTAATAGTTGGGCGCTGATAAATTTGCCGTCATCTGAACCACGGCCTTTTGTATTAGCGGTTGCTACTACTGTAAACCCTGGAGCAGGAGCGACGGTCTCGCCAGTCTTCTTGTTGAAATACGCTTTACCTTCAAGGATGGCCTGGAGACACATCAACTTGTTGGATCCGCGGTCTACTTCATCAAGGATAAGAACCGCGCCACGTTTCATGGCGGTGAGGACCGGTCCTTCTCGATAGACGACGTTACCATCAACTAGGGTATTGCCACCGATCAAATCATCTTCGTCGGTTTCAATACTAATGTTTACACGAATCGCCTCACGTTTTAGATTCGCACATACTTGTTCTACCATCGTAGTCTTACCGTTACCGGAGAGACCTGAGATAAAAATTGGATAAAACATTGCTGACTCTAATACACGCTTAAGGTCTCGGTAGAAACCAAATGGGACAAATGTCGTGTCCTTCTGCGGTACCAAGTTCTGAATGTCTACGGTTAGTTTTGCCTGTGTAACAACCTTAGCCTCAGGAGTAACAACCTCAAGGATTGGCTTGGCTACAGGCTTAGGTGCGCTAACAATTGGAGACATGTTACCTTGGAACATGCCTGCTAGGTTATAAACACCTCGGCTAATTTTATAGTCGTCCTTGTTGACAATCCAACCTGGAAAAGCTAGTCCAAGTTCTTCGGCTGTCCTAAGGATGTCAATACGCTTAAAGATGCCATCGGCATTGTCTTTTTCTTTAAGAGCATTAATAAGTATTTTAAGATTATTTTGGATAATATAAGTCATCACAAATATATCAATTCCAACAAGACAAATGAACAGACAAACATGTGTCTAAATAACTTTATTTATATTTAAGCATAAA